TCATAGAGCAGATCGGCATTAGTACGAACCACATAATTTTTGCCAGTGACAAAACTTTCTGTAGCCAATCCGGAGATAGCATTGGTAGTGATGTAATTAGAACTAAGTAACTGAGAAGCAACCACTGCCGCCGCACCATTAGAATCAAATGAATTAGTGGCCAGAGTTCCAGTAATATACTTTAGCGATGCTAAGTAATTGGTTGAAACGTATCCATTGATGATTGCCGAATTAACATAGTTTGATCCGAGCAGTCGAGCCAATACTACAGCGGCGGAATTTGTCGGATCAAATGAATTGGTAGCAGTGGCCCCAGAGATATAATTGCCTGCCGCAACAATATTGGTAAACTGCTGCAATACATTGGCCGACACATTTGTCGTATTGGCTTGTGCAATTTGCGCGGAGACATTAGTAAACTGAACCTGGACGTAGTTAAAGTTATTGTTTACTTTTATGAATGCCGTACGAAGGGGATCGCCGGTCATATCATTTGTCGTAGCACCGACATTGATTGGAGTAATTTGCGCACATCCCAAGAGGATAGTGGCAAAGATAAACGTTAAGGCTAATGCTGCTTTTTTCATGCTTGGTTATTTAGTAAGAATCAACTGTGATGTTTGCTGAGCTGACATTCTGGCTGCTATTATCAGCCGAAGGATCAGCACCTGTAAATCCAAAAGTATCGATTGAAGTAATGACGGTGTAATTAGATGGAGTGTCCTGAGAAGAACCCAGATGTACGTGTACATATTCCGCAGGTGACCGCCCATTAGTATTAGGAATTAGCGCTGCTTCAGTAAAGCGGATAATTCCATGCTGCGCTATCGGGCCGGTAAATTTAACGCGAATATCAAAGTCTAAGCTATAGACAATGACTCGGCGCGTATTTGCAGGATCTCCTTCATAGTCATCAGATAGAGCCACAGAGTTTAGTACAATTGGCACATCTGCATTAAACCCCGGACCATTCATATCTTTGACAGACACTACGTAATCTGGATTGAACGTAGGGAGTATCTGCTCAAGTATTTGAAGCACATCATCTTGATTGCGACCGTAGATATTTAACTGCATGCCAATACGATATGGCGATGCTTGCCATTGAGTCGTATTGTGCAGCGTATCACCTTGAATCGGCATTGAAAGCTTGTTCAGCTTATTGAGATGAATGGCAGTATCATATGCTATAGACGTGATCTCAAACGACATACGAGGGACTTTAATTGCAACCTTGGGCGTTGAAAGGTCAGGCTGCTCATTGATACGAACCAAGAACTTCTGCTTAGGCCCATATGAAATGGGCACGCGCTCTACATTAGACAGCACATTGCCGGATGTACGTGCAATTGTAATATTATTAAAAAGAGTGCCAAATAAAGCAACAGTCTTCTTAACTGTCTGATGATAAAAGTGTGATTGCGTAAGCATAGCAATTATGCGTCGTTAGGATCGCCAAATGGATTTATTTCAGTGAAGTCCAATATTGCATTAGCTTCAGTTTCTAGCTTATTATTCTGCATCGATGTATCACCATCTGAAAGCACATCATCGCCATCGGTCAGCGTGAGCACGTGCACCAATGTCGCCACTGCGCCGCTTTTTACACCAGTTACTACAACACCTGTGGCCAGAGGATGAATGACCCCATCAGTAAATCTTAAAGTATTAAATGTGCACTGTAATGTGCCATTTGCCTGCTTCATCAGTTCTCCAATTTCAGCCGTACCAGTAGCGCCCGAAATATAAGATAGAGTAACGCGTTCCTGAAGTTGAAACTTAGCCACAGTTCCAGCATTATACGTGAATGTAGAACGATAAGATGCCGTTGTTGATTTAAGATCCTGCATAATATCAATTTCTTCAATACCAGTATCAATATCTTCACCGCGATATTCAAAGAGCTCACATGTCATTTTATAGACAGGCAAATTTTGGAGCTGATAAAAAGGAGTTTCTAAATCAACGTACTTGATCTCAAACAAACCTTTAATCAGTGGTACATAGATTAGATCTCCTTCGGATGGGCGCAGGTTTGAGTAACCTTTATTCCATACGCCAATTGATGTATTCCATCGACGGCGAGAAACCACCAACCGTACCTGACTACGTAATTCAAGGCCAAACTTTGACATTAAAACGCCATCGCCTTCATAACCATCAACATTTTCAATATACATTTCGATATTGAATGCAGTATCAAAACGGCTTTCTGTATCCTCGTTTAGAATCTTATCAAGTGAAACGATCGTACGAGGAATATAATACACGTCAAACCCATATCGATTGATAGACTCGATAATGATGTCCTCATATAGTTCCTGCTCCGGCTTGAACTTTTGAGAAAAATAAACGGAACGTGCCATGATGATCTATTTATATGTACAAGGCCCGAGCCTAGATAGAGTGACTAAGCTGTGTCGGGTACTGACTAACCCACGTAGAAGTCAACCGGAGTCTCGAAAGCTAAGCGCGTATCTTCCTCGATTTTCTCAATCTCTTCTTTGGCATCATCATAGATCTGACGGCCATTTAGCGTAACACCGCCGGGAAGCTGTACGCCCTCAAACTTGATCAGATTCTGACCCCACTGCTTTTTGAGCAGTGCAGTTAAATACTTCTTCAGTGTGCGGTCATTATAGACTGACACAAATTGATCCGGGTCAATAGTCTGTTGACCTTCAACCACAATCCAAGTACCAGGCATAAGGCGTTGCGACCAATCAGTATTGATCTGCAAGCGATTCATATGCCTCGAGAAGATAATACCTTGATCCATTCCGTTGAGTAGGATGTCCAAGGTATCGAGATATTGGCGAGTCATCTCATAGTTGATAAGATTGCCAGGACGACGAAGATCGTAAAGGTCATTCAGGTGGAGCTGATAGTCCACAGAGAAGATGCCCTGAGTAGAATTGGCATACTTGACCGGGAAGATCGAGTATACGTAGATCAGAGATTCAGGCAGAGTGACATACTTATTATTGAAATCCGTCTGAGTGATCTGGTACTTATAAAAAGTACGGGCCATTGCATCAGAGTGATAGGTCTGATAATACTGAATAGCTTCATCAACACGATCATCAATCTGATCGTCGTCAAGATTGACCTCGAGCACGGGCGCGCCGAGTTGACGGAGGCAATAGTCTACAAGCTGCTGACGTGATTGTGGATGAGCCATACAGCCTATTTATAGGAAACTCAAGCTAGCACCAAATCATTCTCCTCAACTCGCCGCCGGACTGAATCTTGAATATGCTTCTCATGTTTCATACCACAGAGGTGAGTATATCCTAATTCTGGAAAGTGCGCATTTTTATACTGATACATTGGGCGAATACGATCCTCGAACAGTATACTCATTTTTTTATTAAGATGCGCAGTACACGCCGAGATCATGTATTGTTCACATATGGTTGCGGCCATTTGATACTGAGGCGATACCAGACTCATTAGTTCATGCTTCTCTTCTTTAGTATCTGCCTTGGCCGCCTTGGCTTTCAAGTCTATAACTTGGTCATTCCCAATTTGAAACCAGTCTTTATTCCTAGGATCATAAGTAAAGTCTAATACCGTATCGGTATAAAACTTCCAGAAACCCAGATCATTTCCTCCCATGATACCGCAATTGTATCCGCCAACATGGTTTGTATTAAGCATGGCCGCGGGTTTATATGGCAATGTCGAAACAAATTCTTTCAAGGGATAGTTATACCAAATCCATGGTTCATCAGACTGCGTGATGATTGGAGATTGTATTAACCGCTCAGGCAATGGCTTCCACAGGAATACATCACCGTCAATGTGTAAGAAAGGTTTGCCAGCCTTTACCGCTTCTTGGCAAGCATGAATCTTACTTAAGCTCCAGAAAATGCGAAGGTGATCAGGTAGTACGTCAAGTGAAGTATTTACCGATGCCCATTCTAATTTGCCAAAGCGTTCAGCTCCAATAGAATCTGTAACTAGATGAACTCTTTTGTAATGCTTATTAGCTAACCTATTTGCCAGTGTCCAGAAAAGCACATTTATGTCAGGGCCGTCGCGCGTTACTCGCTTATCGTCCCAATATGACATGTAAATATCTTCAATCATCGTGTAGATTTATACCAGCGATTCATCTGCGCAAATGCTGCAATGCCCTGAGGAGAGATGCTATAAGTCCCGGCAGGATAGTATGGCAATACGCCATAGTCCTGCGTGATCGGAGGAACAAACTTCTTGCCATACGTCTCGATCAGAGCGTTATAGCGATCTCTAGCATGTTCCGTGATGATGCCATAGCTACCCTCGAATCTTAGGAAACCCGAGTTCTGATTGGTGCCGTCCCAGCTAGCTTGATTGGAGACGACGACTCGAGGAGTCACGGTGCTACTGCAACCAGGCGTGAGTGCCAGAGACAAGACTAATGCTGCCAGCACGGCCAGAGAGATTAGCATCGAGCCGATACCGATCAGCTTCCAGTTATTCCGATAGCTCTTTGCGTATCTCATCAATGTCCTTTTTTAATATTGCCTTGTTTGTACGGTCGATCAT